GGGAGGTGGAAAGCAGAGGAGACGGCACAGGAGAATTCCTTTGGCCCCGCCAGCAGCGTAAGGATGGGAAGTGGTTTGGATTTGATGCTGCTATTCTCTCAAGGAAGAGAGCTAAGTATCTAGACAAGACACAGTTCCATGCACAGTATTACAACAACCCGAATGCTCCCGGTGAGGAAACTATCCCTCGTGAGAGGATTCAATACTACGACAAGAAGTTTGTTATCAACAGGAATGGGGTGTGGTATTACAAAGATCAGAAGCTGAATGTATTTGCAGCTATCGACTTTGCATACACCAAGAGCCGCCGTGCCGACTATACAGCTATCGTGGTGGTGGGAATTGATCCTGACAGTAACGTGCATATTCTTGATATTGATCGTACACGAACTGATAAGCTCAGTGAATACTTCGAGGTGATTCTTAACATGTACGTTAAGTGGAACTTTAAGAAGCTCAGGGCTGAGGCTAACGTAGCGCAGGCTGTGATTGTACAAGAGCTGAAGAACAACTACATCAAGCCACATGGTCTGTCGCTGTACATTGATGAGCATAAGCCTACTAGGCATGAGGGCACAAAGGAGGAGAGGGTGATGGCTGTGCTTGAGCCTCGCTACGCTAACGGGCAGATTTACCACTACATGGGGGGTAACTGCCAGTTGCTGGAAGAGGAGCTTACGATGGCTCACCCGCCGCATGATGACCTGATTGACGCACTGGCATCGGCTATTCAGATTGCTGTGCCGCCAACCAGAGCAAGGCTTAAAGAGGGCAAGCCCCGTCTTGCATTTAATTCAAGGTTTGGAGGTGTAGCATGAGCAAAGTATTGTGGTGGCCTGCACATGGTGATGCAGTAGCGTGGGAAGATTTGCGATTCCCAGTTAGTAATCTTAGAGTGAACCCGGCAAATAGCAAACCAGATGTAGATGCAAATACAGGTTGCTACTTTTTTGACCCAACTACTCCTGAACGAGTGACGGCGCAGGTACAGTTGCCGCATGCATGGAAGGAAGGCACTGTGATTGTTCCCCATGTTCATTGGGCAAAAACCACTGCTCAGGCAGGTGATGTGACTTGGCGGCTTGAGTATAGGAAATGCCCTATTGGCGGAATTCTTCAGGGTGATTGGACACAAGTAGATGTTACTGGTGTAGTGGAGGATACTCCCGACGACAATACAGCCTACCGACACCTTATCACTTCTTTTGGCCAGCTAGACATGACAGGAAATAAGATTTCTGATATGATACTTGTGCGTATTTGGAGACAGGCAGATGCTATAACTGATACCTACCCTGCTGATGCTGTACTAGCTGAGTTTGATATTCACTACCAGCTTGATTATGCAGGTAGCCGACAGGAGTTTATTAAATAATGAGCGGAAAGGTTCTAGAGATTCAGAACATCATTGGTGGCGAGCAGCTTGCTTGGGACATCGCTAATATGTGGTCAAGCTGGAATAGCCAGCGCCAGCGGTGGTTGAAAGAAAAGCGAGAACTGCGCGACTACATCTTTGCTACTGACACATCCACTACAACCAACCGCAGTTTGCCGTGGAAGAACTCCACTACGATTCCTAAGCTGTGCCAGATTCGTGACAACCTGCATTCCAACTACCTGAGCTCGATTACGAGCAATGAGAATTGGATTCAATGGCAGGCAGGTAATCAGCAGGCAGCTACGCTGAGCGTTAAGCAGGCAGTGACTAACTACATCCGCAATAAGATGCACGAGCGTAACATGCGAGATAAGGTTAGCCAGCTTCTGTACGACTACATCGACTATGGCAATGCATTTGCTGAGGTGGTATGGGTTTATGAGACGCAGAAGAACGAGCTGGATGGAGAAGACGTTGTTTACGTTGGCCCTGATCTCGTTCGTATTAGTCCACTTGATATTGTATTTAATCCGGTAGCACCTGACTTTGCTTCTAGTCCTAAGATTCGTCGTTACATCAAGAGCCTTGGTGAGTTGAAGCGCGACCAGCACATCTACACTGACAAGCCTGCATATGCAGAGGCTGTTAGGAAACTAGAGAACGTGCGGAATGAGATTGGTAGTTACAAGGTAACGGATGTAGATAAGGCAGCTTCGTTCATTGTTGATGGATTCGGCAGTCTGTATGAATACTACTCTAGTGGGTATGTAGAGATTCTGGAGTTTGAAGGAGACATCCACTCCTCACTCACTGGAGAGATGCTCACTAGCAAGAGAATCACGATTGTAGATCGCAGCTATGTGCTGCTCGAAGAGGACCTGCCTTCTTGGTTTGGTACGAGCTACAAGCTGCACGTGGGATGGCGCAAGCGCCCAGACAATCTGTATGCTATGGGTCCCTTGGACAATCTGGTGGGCATGCAATATCGAATTGACCATCTGGAGAATGCTAAGGCAGACGCCATTGACTTGGCTATCCATCCGCCCCTTGGTGTGGCAGGGAATGTTGAAGAGTTTAGCTGGGGTCCGGGTGAAGTGATTGACATGGGCGATGATGGTCAGATTGTAGAGCTTGGTAAGAGCCTGCAGGCTGTCATTGCAGCACAGAATGACATCGAGAATCTTCAGTTGAAGATGGAGGAGATGGCTGGTGCACCTAAGCAAGCAATGGGTATCCGTACACCGGGAGAAAAAACTGCCTTCGAAGTACAGAGTTTGGAGAACGCTGCAGGGCGCATCTTCCAAGAGAAGGTAAACAACTTTGAAGTGAATTTGCTGGAGCCTGCATTGAATATGATGCTAGAACTGGCACGTAGAAAGATGGATAGTGCTGATGTGGTCCGTGTCATTGACGACGATCTTGGCGTGGAAGAATTCATGACTATCACTAAAGAAGATATTACGGCAAAGGGTAAGATTCGGGCAATGGGTAGTAGGCACTTTGCGGCTAAGGCTCAGCTTATCCAGAATGTGACGTCAATCTTTAACAGTGCTGTAGCACCGAAGCTGGAACCACACACTTCTGCGCTGGCACTTGCACATCTGCTTGAGGATGTGATGGGTCTGGAGCGTTGGCAGCTCTTCCAAGAAAACATCGGGGTGGAGGAACAACTCCGTACCCAACAGATGGTTCAGGAGATGATGGCGCAACAGGAGATTGAACAAACTACGGAGGTTTAGCCTTGACAGACAAAGTTAAGCTAGTATGGCTGTCCACTATCAAAGACAAAGAAGAGAAGGACAGGTTTAAGCAAAGGATTCTTGCCAACCAAGACCTATGGGATAGGCTAAAGCAAATCATAGAAGATAGGCTGGAAGGTAAGGAAATGACCTACGATGATTATGACAGTCCATCATGGTCACACAAACAGGCACACGCTAATGGTTATCGTGAAGCCTTATTTGAACTCTACGACCTATTGCCGTAAGGAGATTTAATATGAGCGTATTTGAAGGCCAGACCGAGGCCCCGAAACAAGAAGGGCAGACCGCCAACAATGTACCAGAAGAGTTGACAGCTCTTATTGGTGAAGGTAAGAAGTACAAGAGTCTTGAGGATGCTCTGAAGAGTATTCCGCATGCACAAACTCACATCTCTAGCCTTGAACGAGAGCTCGCTGAGCTCCGCGAGGACTTGGGTAAGAGGCTGAGTGCAGAAGAGGCTCTCAATAAGATTCTGGAAGCACGTCAGAGCCGTGAAGAAGAAGGCACACCACCTCCTGACTTCTCGCCCGACACTTTGAAGAATCTGGTGAAGGACACCTACAAGGAGATGACGGAAGAAGAGCGCCGCAGTCACAATGTAGAGCTGGCAGACAAAGCAGTTCGTGACAAGTGGGGAGATAAGGCTGGCGAATGGCTGGCTCAGAAAGCAGCAGAGCTTGGTGTTGGAGTTAAGTTCCTCCAAGACACTGCCTCGCATTCCCCCAAGGCATTCTACAATCTAGTCGGCTTGGAGAGTGGACAAAAGCAGCAGGAGGTGCCCCGTCAGGGTTCTGTTAATACCGAAGGTATGCAGGGCTCGGGTCCCACTCCTTATTCCTACAAGTGGTATCAGAACTTGCGACGTACTGACCCGAAGCAATACTACACGCCGAAGGTCCAGCTTGAAATGCATCGCAAGGCTTCTGAATTGGGTGAAGCATTTTACAATTAACTAGGAGGTAGATCATGGCTTTTACTACTAACACGGGCGGCAACCTCATTCGTGGTGAGGTTTGGAGCCGCGAACTTAAGGACATTCTGGAAGACGATTTGATGGCAACGGGCTATGTCCGCTGGCTCACTGAATTCCCGGATGGTGAAGTTTTCCACATTCCGTCCATCGGTCAGGCGACTGTGCAGGATTATGCCGAAGACGAGGCGGTTCAGTACGAGGCGATGGACACTGGCCTGTTCACGTTTGAAATCACCGAGTACATCCACAGTGGTACGTACATCACCAAGAAGATGATGCAGGATGCGTTCTACACGTCTGAACTGGTGAGCTCGTTTGTGCCGAAGCAGCGTCGGGCCATCATGGAGCATGTTGAAACCAACGTGCTGGCGCTGAGCAATCAGCAGGTCCTTGGTAATGCTAACACCATTAACGATGCTGACCATCGCTTTGTGGCTGGTGGCGTTGATGAAGTGATTATTCCGCAGGACTTTGCTAAGGCCAAGTATGCTCTGCGTAAGGCTAACGTCAACCTGACCAACCTCGTTGCGATTGTTGATCCTGCCACTGCGTATCAGCTTGAGACCCTCACCAATCTGGTGAACGTGTCCAACAACCCGCATTGGGAAGGCATCATCGCTTCTGGTATGACCACTGGCATGCGCTTCATCAAGAACGTCTATGGCTTTGACGTGTACGAAAGCACGTTCCTGCCGCAGATTGCTGATGAAACCATCGGCGGTGTTCAGGTTCAGGATGGCGTTGCCAACATCTTCTTCTCTGCTGCCTCTGAGGTCATGCCGTTCGTCGGTGCGTGGCGTCAGCCGGTTGAGGTGGACGAAGATTATAACAAGGATCGTCAGCGGTACGAGTATGTCACCACGGCGCGTTATGGCACCAAGCTGTATCGTCCCGAGAACCTCGTGACCGTGCTTTCCAACCCGCTGGTTGCTTAATTTAGGAGGTAAATTATGTCGAGCTTGTACACTAATATTGATGGCCTGACTCAGGCGTATGGCAATGTCCGTGCGTCTGGTCGTGAGGGCTACACGAAGAAGCTGAGCACCTTTGGTGCGCGTAATCAGCTTATCATTGACTTTGACTTTTCGACCCTTTCGGTGTTTGATGAGGGCGATCCGCAAAGTTCCACTATGGATGCGTTCTCTGAGCTGATGGCGTACATCCCGGAAGGTGCTGGCATTATCGCTGCGTCTATTCTTCCGATTGACGACTTCGATGAGGACCTGGTTGTGGGTACTTATGAGAAGGATGGCACTGTGGTGGATGCTGATGGCCTGCTCGAAGCTACTACGCCCACTGTTGCTGGTGGCGTGGAGGTTGGTGGCGGTGCACAGATCGGTGACGTTACTGGTGATGACCTGTATCTTGTCATTGCCAACGCCATCGGTGGTGCGCCCAATACTGAGGGCCGTGGCCGTCTCGTGGTCGAGTACGTTAAGTAAGTGATTGGGGGGAGGGGAACTTTTCCCTCCCTCCCATGTCTAAAAGGAGAAAGATATGTCGCTTAAAAAGGTTGATTCTAAACTTGCGGACAAAGATGGTAATCCTCTTATTGGCGAAGCTCAGGATGCCATTGCTGAAGTTGCAGATGCTGGAGTTGATAGCATTAATCTCATTGCTACGGTTAATGCTATCATTGCTGCGCTTGAGGCGCATGGACTTGTGAAGGCTAGCTAACTATGAAAATGACTCTGCTTGAGATGGTGCAAGACATCTTAAATGATATGGACTTTGACTACGTGAACAGTTTGTCCGATACCCCGGATGCTCTTCAGGTAGCAACCATCATTCGGACCACCTATTTCGAGCTACTCACCAATCGTACTTGGCCCCACACTGCACAGCTTGCACGACTGGAAGCAAGTACGGATAATACCAAACCTAACTACCTTCGTTTGCCTGAGAGAGTGTATGACCTGCACTGGCTCAAGTATAACAAGCGTAAGACAGGTGATGATAAAGATCGATGGGATGATATTAAGTTCGTTGATCCTCAATCATTCCTTGACCGGGTAATGAAGAGGAATTCTAGCGTAGCAGACGTCACTACAATCACTGATTTTAACAATACACCTCTCCTTATCATGAATAACAAGGCTCCTACGTGGTGCACTACGTTCGATGATGAGTGGTTGGTGTTCGATAGCTGGGATAATGTCACGGAAGACACTCTTCAGGCCCATAAATGCCAAGCAATGGTGATTATTGAGCCTGTATTTACTATCTCTGACACCTTTATCCCGGATATGCCAGCAAAAGTGTTTCCATATTTGCTGTCAGAAGCTAAGAGTGTGTGCTTTAACACTCTCAAACAGCTCCCTAACGCTAAAGAAGAGCAGCGTAGCCGCCGACAGCGGACTAGATTGGCTCGTGAGAAGTGGAGGGTGGGCAATTATCTACTCAACGAACGCCCTGACTGGGGCCGGAGGACGTATTAATGGAACTCGAAGACCGCGAGTACAAAAGCAAAACTGATAAGAATCTTAAAATCTGCCGTGTGAAGAACAGTGGGCTGTTTGCAGTTAAGTTTATGGGGGGCGGTGAAGTTCCCGATGACTTGAAAGGTATGTGGACTAGCCCTTCCCTCGCTGAAGCCGCAATCGAGAAGTATATGAGGCCGAAGCCCAAGCGCACTACTAAGAAGGAAGCGTCTAGTGGCTAGACAGGAATTCAAAGTACAGGCAAACAACTTTACGGGGGGCCTCATCACTGAGGCATCCCCGCTTTTGTTTCCAGAAAACAGTTGTTTGGATGTTCAAAACATGGATATTGGCATTGATGGCAGCGTTAGCCGCCGTCATGCCCTGCGCCCTGAGCCAGAAGGTACTGTTGGAGTTGTTTCTACAATCCCTTACACTGCTTACGATTCCAAATCTCCTATGTATGTATGGCGCCAAGCAGGAGGAATTCCCGGAAACAATCTAGTATGTGTGCAAGATGGTAATGCTGTCAGATTTTATCGTGAAGCAGATTCTCTTGGTGATAATCTTATTGCTCAACTTGTAAATCTGGTCACTTATCGAACTGAAGTTATTGCTACACAGCCGCCTGTATCTATGACAAATGTACGGGGCATTCTTGTTATTACTGGTAGAAACATCGCTCCTATTGCTGTAGAATACAATGATACAACCCCTCCTACGTTTACAATTACTCGTATTGAGTTTACTATACGAGACTTAGATGGAGTAGAAGACAGCCTTCGTGTAAATGAAAGACCTGCTGAACTATCAGATGAGCATTTTTACAACCTCATTAATCAGGGGTGGGATCAAGATAAAATTACTGATTTTGAAACTGATCAAGAGGTGTACCCGTCTAACGCAGATATTTGGTCTGCAGGAAGAGATGCTAATAATAATTTTAGTCCTAGTGAGATAGTAAAGATTGATTTTGGTACTAGTTCTGCACCTAAAGGGCGTCTGACCCTTGACCCGTTTGATACTAGATTTGTAGAGGATTTTCCTCTAGGTAGTTCTATTGCTATTACTGACATTACACATATTACCAGCTTACCACCCAATCGCACTATTGAAATTGATACAGGTGCTGTGGCTCATGGACTTTCTTTTGAAGATGAGATTTTAATTTCAGGAGTAGAAGCTACTTGCGGAGGGAATCCTGTAAATCTTAATGGTGTGTACACCGTCACTCAAGTGCTGGGTACGTTTGTATTTAGAATCAGTGTCCCCGAAGATCGGTGGTGTGTGTCTCCCACTATTACAAACTACGGTGAAATTTACACAGATTTCCTTAACACGGTAGACCAAGGATATGTTACTAATATGCGTCCTACTGTTGTAGCTACATATGCTGGNAGAGCGTTCTATGCAGGTGTGCCGTTTGAGCGCCTGTCTAATCAGATTTTCTTTTCGCAAATTCTCACAGACACTAAGAAGCGGCTGGGCCAATGTATGCAAGAGGCTGACCCAACTTCTGAAATTGACCCTGACATTGTTGCAACGGATGGTGGTGTCATCACTATCAATGATTTGGGCGAAGTATTGGCTATGCGAGAGCAGCAGCAACAGCTAGTAGTGTTTACTACCAACGGTGTATGGGAAATTGGAGGAGAGGGCGATAGCTTTTTTACTGCTCTTGGTTACTCTGTAAGAAAGATTACATCTGTTCCTGTTGTGTCTGGCTGTGCAGTTGTTGATGTTGAGGGCATGTTAATGTTTATGGGTGAAGACAGTATTTATATGCTTCAGCCTAACGAAGTGACCGGCTTTTTAACTGCTGTTAATATTACTGCTGGAAGTATCAAAAGCCTTTACCTTGACGACATTATGCCTTGCGGCAGATATACCTGCGGTGTGTACGACTATAAGCGCAGGCAAGTGTTGTGGCTATATGGGATTCCACCAAACAAATGGCCTGAGATACTGCCGGGAGGAGAAGACCCTAAGAAAGGCAGGTTGATGCATAATGCACTAGTGTTTAATCTAGACACTCAGAGTTTTACTAAATATAAGTTTTCATTTAAGTATCCGGAGATTCTTACCCCTGATAATGATACACCTAGAATTGTAGGGGCAGTGGCTTTACGCAATATTTCAGGAGATAGTCCTGTAGTTCGTTTCTTTGTCAGATACGTAGCTGAAAACTTCTCGTCGTATGTTGGATGGCTACAGCTTGATAAGCCTAAAGAAGAGGGCTTTGTAGATGAAACTTTGGTACCTGATGCAGGGCTAGAAGTTCCTTCTT